AGAAACTAATACGTCTTTAGCTTTTTTAACAAAATCTAAGTTGCTTATATCTATACCAGGTTGATTACCGCCAGCGTTCATACTCATTTGAGTAGCCATAGTACTTGCTGTGTTAGGTAAACCTGTTACCATAGATGAATTTGCATTAACTAAAGTTCTATAATCAGACGATGTCATAGAGCTTTTAGTCATATTTAGCATTTCATCTAACGTACCTGTTTTTGGTTTATTAACTTTAACCACAGGTTTAGCAGGAGTAGAAGGAGTACTAGCTACTTTAACTGCTTCAGTTAAAACGTCTTGTAACTCTTCCTTAACTGCTGCTTTTACTTCTTCTCGTATTATTTTACGTAATTGATCTAGTTTCATATATATAAATAGTTAGGTTATGGAAGTTGATTATTAATTCTAAATTTTATTTCGTCTATTAGTACTCTAGTAGATGAGCTAAACGAAGAAGGTCCTTTTAAAACTGCTACTCCGTCTATGTTTTCTACTACAGCATATCTTTTTTTAGCATAACTTGGAGAATCGGTCTCTTCTATTATTCTTATAGTATATTCGTTACCGTTTTGAGAATAACTAAACTTATTAGGAGCTACCTCTTCAGTTAATCCAGCGTTGCTCGGTAAGTTGTTTATTTCAGCAAGTATTTCATCTTTAATATCATCAGGTAGTTCATCAACACATTCAAATAATTTAACGTCTACGCTATTAAGTTTTTCTCTAATAGGTTGTAAAGTACCTGTTACTGATAGTGTTGTTAAGTCTAAAATACCTTTTTGATCTCTATCCAACAGTTCTACTAATTCACAAGCTAATCTAAGTAGTTGAGCAAATCTATTTTGAGCACCTATAGAAATAGAGAATAGCTTACCACCTATATCCGAAGGACCTCCTGTAGGTGGTGTACCAATAGTAGTTTCTATAGGAATTTGCTCTAATACAATCACTGTAGCTTTAGCTGCTTTAATTGGTGGATCTAAAATTTCAGCAAACTTTTTTATAGGTTCAACTTTTTGTTCTACTTTATTTATTGCATTCAATAAATTATCTCTAACTTTAAGAAATTTTTTCAATTCTTCTACAGGTGGACAAACACTACCTAATAGTGCTTGCTGTATTTTATTAACTTCTATTTGAACTCTGGCCATTATTTTGCCTTCTAGTTTTCCTAGCATGGCAGCTACAAATGCAGTTAATTGAGATGGGGGTATAGAACAAGGCATTATTCAACAAAAGTTTTTTTAGATTTTAAGGTTGAAGAACCTTTTGGATTAAGTACGTTTTTTTGAATACTGAGAGATGCTTTAGCTTTTATACCTTCTTTTATAAGAACTCCTAGAGGTCCTCCTCTGTCACCAACTACTTTTGACATAGCTCCTGCCATACCGCTTACGATTTCTATCAGGTCTTCTAAAAATGATTCTACTTGATGTCCAAGCATAACAGGTTGTTTAGCAGCTCCATCTCTTTCTCTAGCTACCTTACCTAAGTATATTTTATCAGCGTCTAAGCACATATACTCTTGACCGTCTAAATTAAGAGTAGTAGAGTTTAATCCAATCGAACGAATACTTGATAAAAGAATGTCGTCTTTTTTAGCATTTAAAATTACCCTATCGGCATTACCTATAAGTTGAGAGTCTTTAAAACTATTGGTTTCTTCAGGAGCTTCATCGTACGAATCCCTTTTAGTATTCGATAATGTAATAGGTATAATTTGATTAGAAGTTAAATAGAAAGACGAAGGGTCATTATCTACATCCTCGTTAATAAATTCGAATCCGTTTTCACCTTGATTGTTATTAGTAATCCCGTTACTTAAAAAAATAAAAGGGGTATTTTTATTATCGTCTGTGGCAAAAGGATTTTTAGCTGAATGACCTCCTGAGAGTCTGATACTGGTTCCTAGCTTACCTTGCATTATAGTATCCCCTGGGTAAGGCTGTATAGGAGCTATATTAGGTAAAAAGTCCATTCCGTTGCCTACATTTACCGCGTCAGGTTCAGTATCGTCGTATACAGGGTAAAGGTTTATATGAGGATGATTCCATAAAGAGACTACAGTTAAATAATAATCTCTATCAAATTTACCACCATCAGCCAAGTCTTTATCAGGACCTTTTACAATATAAACTATTTCATTTTTTAAAGGATAAGTATTCAGGTTAGGGTTAAAAGGAAAAGCTTCTCCTGAATATACTTCTTCCCCTGATTCTGAAGTATCTATAGATTCATCAACCGGTCTATATAGTATCATTCCAATACTATCAGGGCCGTTGAATCGATCATAATCGGGATGAGTATCGTCCATTATAATATCAATTACTCTTCCTATTATTACTCCCGAACCTCCTGGGGTATCTAAGCTTACAGTTTCGCTTTGTGGATTAAATACCATCTTTATCTTCTAAATCTTCTTTTTTAACGTCTAATTCTTGTTTAGTCTCTTCTGATTCTTCTAATAGCTCTTGTAATTCGGAAAAATCAAACAACTCACCGTCACCTCCTTTTTCTTTTGCTACTTCTAGTCTTTGTACTATAGTAGCAAGTTTAATAAGAGCTTCATCGTTTTTTACACCTATTTCCATATACTCTTTAATCATTGGAACTAGTAGTGTAGCATCTCCTATGTTTTCTATAAGAGGTTTGAGTTCTCCTATTAAACCTTTTATTTGACCTCTAGTTTCTTTAGAGTTGTCATATATTTCGTTAAACAGGTCAGAAAGAGATTTACCTTTAAAGATTTCTTTGTCAGTACTCATAAGTTTTATTTATAAATAGATTTAAAGTACTTTTGTTCTAATTAAATCTAATGATATGTATTTATCGTACATAACGTAAAACTCATCTTTTAACTTATTTACTACTTTAGTTAGGTGTGGAGTTTCACAATCGGTCATCTCTCTAATATAGATATATAACGCCTTTTTCTTAAAAATATCTAGATCTCTTCTCTTTTGAAATATGGTAAGAATAGCATCAGCTATTTTCATTTCACTCTCTTTAGTAAAAACCGTATCTAACTTATCGTACATTTCTTGAACGTATAGATCTAAAAAATAACTTAAAGTAATTGTGTTTTCACTATCGAAATTAGAAGGGTCGTTATATGAATCATCTTCAGCTTCTGTAAAGCTTCCTATTTTTTTTAGTTTTTTATAATTTTTATTGTTGTAGTTAATTAACCATCTTTTTACTATAGTACCGAAGTATGAATAAGCTTTAGCTCCGTTATTTTTATCAAACTTCATAATCTTTTCTTCTAAAAGCATAGACACTATTTCATGTTTTAAGTCCTCTATCTTGTCTACATCAGTATAGTAGAACTTAAAAGTATGAATTATATTTTCAGCAAGTTTATAAAAAGGGAGGTAGATGTGTTCCGTAAAGATTTTATTACGGTATTCGTTGTCTGTAGATTCGTTGTATTTGTTTATATAGTCTTCGGTCTCGGAAGTAAAGTAGTTAGCTTTGGATCTCTTTCTGGGCATAGTTGTCGGATAGTTGGTACTGGTCAAAATTCTCCTGTACCTTTTTTAAATTATCAAAAAAATAACCGACCTCATCATCTGATTGAAATACCCCTTTTTCGTCTAGATTTTTTAGGTGCTTTTGTGAATCTTTAATTAGATTCGAAATATTATTCATGTAGTTTGCTTGTTCCACTGTAATATCTTCATATTTTTCTACTTTTCTAAGTAGGTTTATAATAATATAAGATAAAATAATTGTAATTCCAACTAAAATTCCGGAAATTATGTATAAAGTTGTAGGATTTAAGTCCATATTATAAATTTTTAAGTAGATTATTTAATCCATTAGAGGAGTTTACTCGTTTTCCGCTAGTAGATTTAGTTTTTTTTACTTTAGGTATTGTATTTCCTCCGTTTCTTTTCCAAATATCGTACTCTACCTTCGAAGCTAAGAAGTCAGCAGTATGTAAAACCGATATAATAGATGTTTTTTGTCGAGAAGATTCAACGTTACTGAAGAAATACGCCTCATTAGCTTTATCAAACACGCCATCATGCAGTCTTATACCTAAAAATTCTTTTTGACTCATAGGAATACCGAACTTCTGTAGTATAAAGAGGGATCTATCGGGTATCAGCATAAAATCTAAGTCGGGATTATACTGATACATCTCAGATAACTTATCTTGACGCCATTTATCGGTCTGAGGTAAGTAATTAGGTTGTTCTCCATCACCTAATTTACCTAAATCGTGAAAAAGAGCAGCAAATACCAGTTCCTCTTCGGTATAATCGGTCGTACCTCCCATTTTTTGGTATAATCTGTGTTGCTCTACAGCATACTGCACTACTCTATTAACATGATCTACATATCCTCCGGCAAAAGCGTTATGAAACCACTTTCTACCGCTGGCAGGAGACATAACGTAGGTTTCTTCCATGTGTTTAATCATAGATTTAATAGAATCTTTACGATCACCGATGTAAGTATCGATAATTTTAAGATGCTTCTGGTAGTTAGCTTGAATTTGCTCTGGAGTTAAGGACATAGTATACCTTTTTATTAAGTTATTATATTTTATTATTATTATTTAGTAATATTATAAATTATTTATTATTAATTATAATTAAAATAATTACTTATATTGAAGATATTAAAAATAATGCAGAAAGGCAACTATTCTATAATATATTTTTCAATATAATGATCTTTGACTACCGATTCCATACCTGCATCCCATAATACTTTCATATAAACAGTAAGAGTGTCTCCTTCTAACGATGGTGGAATAGGTCCAACCGTACGTTTTGTAGTAAACTCTTGGTTATGATCATCGGAAAAGTATACTCTTGTATCGTTTTGCACTATTGGAAATACCATTCCTTGAAACTGGTCAAGGTATACTATCGTATCTCGAACAGGTATAGGGAAACCATAGTAAGTTTCAAGACCTTGGTAAGGGTTATACAATGGAATAGTGAACGCTAATGAATCTCCTATAGTATAATAAGTATCCGTATCAAATTCTGCTGATACTACGGGTTGATCATTGTAGTAAAAGTGCGGAATAGTACGACTTGCATGTGCATCTATAGTAAAGTAAGGGAGATATTCACTATCCCACTCAAGATCTACGTGTGTATAACCGTTATTATCTTTATAGTATTGAGATGTAATATATGCATTACATTCTCCCGTCTCACATACCGAAAGGTTTAAAGCTTCGGGTTGGCAAGAGGTAAGAGTTATAATAAAACCTATGATGGCCGCCGCGCGAAACGCGCGAAAGTTGCCCCGAGAATTTCTATACATATTATTTATTTTTATTTTCCCAATGAAGTCTAAAAGTATTAACCTCAGATTCTACTTTACCTTCTCTCCAGATATTTAGTTCAGACATAGCCTCTCCTACATTCATAGGTAAACCTTTCTTTTTCTTATCTAATAGGAAGTCTAATAGTTTATTTTCCATAACCTTAATTTTATACTTAAATATACGAAAAAAAAGTCAGTTAGGCAACTATTTTATAAGATTTTTTATATATTCATCTATAAGTAGATTCTTATATTTTAAGATCTTAGCGCATTTCTCGTAATGTTCAATGCTTTGAAAGTAATCTATTAACTCATCTAAAGAGTCGCAGACGTTCTTATTATCAAAGCTATCACCTATAGTATAGATGGATTCCAGTTTACTTATATCTATGCGCTCGAGGTATCTATAGAGTTTATTGTAGAATTTAAATTTAACGGTAGGCTGGACTTCTTTAAACTCTTTGGGATAGTTTTTCATATAGAGCGTAGACATGAGTTTGAAATTGTCCAATCCCCTGAGAACCATACCCATGAGAACAAAGGGATTTTGGAGCAAGTCTTCTTGCCCGTGTTCCTTGTAGATATCTTCATCTCCTTTTTCAAAGATAGAGAATAACGAATGTGGGTCTAATTTGTTCATCGATTATAAATAGTAAGGGGTATATACTAAAAATTTTGCCAAAAAATTTCCCCGAGTTTCGTTGGATTTCTGCCAAAAAGTTCTTATATTATTATATAAGTAAAAATTAGATATGAAGAAGAATAATAACCTCTTATATTTCTTTACTGTGTGTTCTTATCTCCTAATAGGCCTTACGTTCTATGTACAAGTAGAATACAATAGGGACTTGGAGAAAAGAGTTGCTGAGTTAGAGAAAACAGTTGTAGTTAAAGATCAAGTAATTGAGAATATAGCAGAGCAACTAGGAGACGAATTAGCATTATTCTATAAGAAGATGATGAAATCGTTAGAGAATTAATATATGTCGAGTAAAGATCCCAGAGATCCAATAACGTTTATCTTAGTATGGACTATAATAGGTGTGTTAACCTGGAGTATATGGAGTTTTATCTTTTCAGCTAGTATATTAATTAAGGCCTTAACGGCAGTATATATAGGAACTTTCATAGGTTGGTCTGTATATATGGTACTAAATAATAATAATCATCAATAAATAAAGGTTATGTTAATAGTTAAATTAAATAAAGGTGAGAATATCAATAGAGCTTTAAAAAGATTTAAGACTAAAGTTAAAAGGACTAAATTAATTAAGCAAATTAGAGATAATCAACACTTTACAAAGCCTTCTACTAAAAGAAGAGAACAGTTAAAGAAGGCTATACGTACTAGAGAATATAAAGATATGTTAGATAATATATAAATATATATTACTATATCTCAAAATCTATAGGAAATAGGCGGATACGTATGGAAAAAAAATGCAGGTTCCCAACCCCTT